GGGGCTTCAATTAACGACTCTGCCAAGAGTCGTTTACTACGAGGAGGACGTCATGAACGTGACCAGAACGAGATCCAGAGATGAACGGGTTGCCACAAAGATTACTTGGGATGAATACAAAAGTAATCCTTCTGTGCACAATTCCGGTCAATTCTCTGGAAGTCTGTCTGGAAAGACAGTCACCATTCAAGATTTCCCGCATGCTAACTTCCGGAAACGGATAGAAGCAGGCGAGGCAATTTGGGGTGATCTGTACCTCACGTCATGGGAACGAACTGCTCCTTCATCTTCTGTGACGTTGGGGCCTGGCAGCGATGCCACGCACTATACCGAAACAGAGACTGGGGATCTTTCGTCCTTGGTTGAGTCCCAGTTTGCGCCTGACAGGTCACTTTCAAGTGACCTCCCGAGAATGTTTAACGCAGCCTTAATTAAGGCTTACGCTAACATTCATCAGGATCAGGTTGTATCTGGCGAAGCCCTGTCTGATATGACACGGACTATCGGAATGCTCAGCCGTCCTTTTGGTCAGGCACGCAACTTGCTTAGCCGTATGGCTTCGCGGAGTGGCCGTCTGTCCAGACGAGCCAGCCATAATGCTTCTTCAGCCGCTGCATCTGCATGGCTGGAGTATCGTTATGGCTGGAAACCTCTTGTTCTTGATACTCAACAGATTATCAAGAATACTCAATCTTTCAGAGAAAGATTGTATAAGAGGCGTCTCGTATCCCGGTCCACGGTCTCTCAGACTCGAACTACGTCTAGAGCGATCGTGGATCACATCCCGCCATTCTTATCTGAATGGCGCATGTCCGGAGGCGTAACCGATGCACAAGAGTGCAAAGCGCACGCCGGGGTCCTGTACGAAGTGGCAAACCGTACATCCTCTCAGCAGTTAGCGTCCGACTTCTCTCTTACTTCAAGAGACCTCGTGACGACTGCCTGGGAGCTGGTCCCCTACTCGTTTGTGGTTGATTGGTTTTGCTCCATTGGCGATTGGCTTCAGGCGATTATGCCTGATCCTGCAATTTCCGTGAAAGGAAATTGGGTGACCTGCAAGTCTACCTATATTACCTCCTATAATGGGGGTCCTATTCGTAAGACTGGCTGGATCCCGCCTGGGGCAAGTGCAAACATTGGCAACTGGACGGGTGCAACCGTTAAGGTCACTAACGTCGAGCGTCAATGCAATCAACCCATTCCCCCACCGCCACTGAACTTCAACTTTAGTTCAGTGACACACGCCATCGATGGTGCGGCTCTTTCACTCAATCCTTTGATTGAGAGTCTGAGACGTTTCCGTCGATGAGACCGACCTAGGAGGTCAATCATGGGAATGAAAAATCTTTCCCTCCTTGCCAGTGCGACAGTCGCCGCTTCTGGTGGTTCAGCCCTCGCGTTCGCCGATGACGGCGTCACGATTCCCAACGGTCTTCATCTGATAGTTCCGGCTGATGCCGACTATCAGACAAGAAGGCAGGCTACGGTGAAGTACCGTCCGCCTACCCTCGATTCGAAGACGGGCTCCTATGGAAAAGACAAGAAAAGTATCACTCTTGTCCAACCCATCGTCCTTACGGACGGCCGCGTTGTATTCAATACGATGCGGATCGAGCGGGAAGTCCATCCCTCTCTGTCGGCTGCTAACTGTACTGAGCTGAACAAGCTCGGTGCACAGCTGCTGGTCGACACAGATACGGATGGTTTCTGGGCAACCGGCTCCTTAACTTAGGAGCTGGTTTGCTTCCTCCAACCAAAAGGAGAAAGTATGAGGTCACCAAAGAAGAAGACAGAGCGACCGCACTCTGTTGACGAGCTGATGCGGAACACCGCAAGAGCTCTCATCAGGGACTTCCGTACGAATCTCAACGACCCTGGATTTTGCAGTAGTTATGACAGGAGTTTAGCCTGTCTTAACCTCCAGGAGTTGCGAGATTCTGCTCCGGCACCTGACTTTGAAGATGATAATATTGCTCGATTCAAAGCAACTTATCAGATTCAGTCAGTTCTCAAGAGGTATAGGTTCCAAAAGGACCTATATACTGATGATGAGTTGACTCAAAAGGCGATCACGTCCTTTGAGGATACTCAAGTCAGAATCCGTCAAGTAGACTGGTCTAGCCTTAGTGCAAAAACTAATGCTATTCTTGATCTAGCTTCGGATTACATAAGGTCTATTTTAGGACCTTATGACTGTGATGAACACAGTGACCTCTGCCGGTTCGGACGTCGGGCATCCGTCGGTATCCCCGCTCGAGAAGCTTCTGAAGCTGCTCGATGGGAGCTACCGATCTCCGGATCCCCTGAACAGATTTCGTGGTTTTCATCAGAAATGATGAATATTGATTGCGTCCAAGAATACTGGCGCAAGCAATTAGAAAGTGACCCGCAAAGGTCCGTCTTCCACGAAGTCGATTCCCTGAAACTGGCGCTAGTCCCCAAAACGTTTAAGTCGCTTCGTTCGATCATGCCCAATACCACAATCGGCTCATATATGAGCTATGGTTTGGGTGAAATGATTAGAAAGCGGCTTCGAGCGAAGGGCTACGACATCAAGACGCTGCAAATGCGCCATCGTGTCTTAGCTAGATTGGGTAGTCGTCATACACAGTATGCGACACTTGATCTATCCAGTGCTTCCGATAGTATTTCGGTTGCAATGGTGGACAGACTCTTCCCTCCCGACTGGCTTGCTATATTACACCAGTCGAGGATCGGAAGAGTCGTCCTACCCGACAACCGTTGTGTAGAAAGTGAAACTTTCTGCACAATGGGTATAGGGTATACCTTCCCTCTACAAACGTTGGTCTTCCTGAGTATCCTGAAAGCAGCGTCTTTCTATTCTTTCGGGAAAAGAAAGATGACCATCAGTGTATATGGCGATGATATGATATACAATGTTATACTTCATAGCCATATTCTTGATGTGTTTTCAGAAATCGGTCTCGTGGTAAACATTGAAAAATCATACCACACCGGATACTTCAGGGAGTCCTGCGGAGGTGATTACTTCCGCGGGGTGGACGTCCGTCCATTCCAACCGAGGAATGGATCGGCATCCGTAGGTAAAACGACCTACGAGGCCATACTCTACAAGTACATCAACGGGTTGTTGATGCGCTGGTCTGAGTATGAGATTCGGTTTACACTTGATTACTTACTGTCAGAATTGGCAAGTGTTACCGGCAAAGCAAAAATTGTGCCGGATAACTTTCCTGATGACAGTGGTATCAAAGTGTCCTTTAAATCCCCTTTCGATTTTTTGAAAGGGCGTGAGGACGTTGTGCGACCCAAGCATTTGGGACATGGCGTATTTCGTTTTCCTTATCTCAGACTGGTGTCTGATCTTAAGGAGGAAAAACGTCATGAACCTTATCTTTGGTGCACCCTCCGCGGACACGCTTCACCACCAATTGATTACAGTGGTGATCGCGTTTCTGGACGAACTTTACCATTTCTTTCTCTTGTAGAACAAGAGACGGGAGTGGATAGAGTTCAGGAACCTCTCTTAATTACAAGAGAGGTAAAACCACATCAGACGTTCCGGTCTAAGCTGACCGGTCGTCGCCTACGCCGACAATCGACCTTTCTGACGGTAAGTCATACTGGTCGGTACAAGCGTCAGTCAGGAACCTCATGTTTTTAGGTTCCGTTGACACCTGCTTTGGCGGGTGAAAATCTCAGAGGGTGATACCTCATGAGTGCTACG